TATATCATCTTTATACTTTAATAATAATACTTTAATATCTAAATTAGCTAGTGCACTTCTATCTATAAGTTCTTTAGTCGTAGTGACCTTATGTACAGGACCAAATAAACCTTCTAATACTAACTGATGAGTTTGTGTACCATCTAATGTACCAGTAGTTCCTATTCTAAATTTAGCCTCTGTACATTTTTCTAATATGGCTGTTAATGATTTAGCTTTGAAATTGTGAGCCTCGTCGCCGATTACCATACCATATCTTTGGAACCATTCGTGTTTCTCTTTATAAATTGATTGCCATGTAGTGATAGTAACCCTTTCCCTAAAGTTATATTTTTCTTTACCTGCATATATTTTATGGCATTCGTTTTGTGCATTCCAACTATCAAATTCTGAGTAATCAGCAAAGTCAGAATACATCTGTTCGACAAGTGATGTAGTAGGGACTACAATTAATACATCATTATCATAAAATTCTAGGTAATATCTTAAGGCTAAATATATGATTAATGATTTTCCAGATGCCGTTGGTGATAATAAAAGGCTTCTAGATTTATTTAGCAAGAGCGAGAGTGCCGTTAGTTGGTAATCGCGAGGGGTTATACCCTCTTTGTTCACGCTAAGCCGTATTTCACTTAAAAAGGCATCTATGTCGTGGTTTAGGTCCTCGTCAGGCCTTCCATAGAAGGCATCTTCTTCGACCGTAATTGTATAATTCCGTAGCTCTGCGAATTCCTTAAGATACTCAAAAAGACCTGTATATAATACCTTTTTACGCATGTCAAAAAGCCGTATTTTTCCATCCCACATACGGTTTTTATATGCTGGCATAAATTTATATCCTGGTACATAGAAACAAAAATGTTCTGATAACTCTTGCTCTATGCTAGCTTCAGTAGTAATATGTAAGAACGCTTCGTTCTTTTTCTTTATTTTAATATCCAAGTTCTTTCAATCTTTCTTTAGTGCTATGTACATCACTGCACAAATAACTATTTATATACCAATTTATAAAATCTTTCGCGTATAGTCTGTTATACCAATCTAGGTTATTTACCAATCCCTTTAATTCTGTAAGTGATTGCAATTTATGAGTAGCCCAATGATATTCTGGCCATCCGTAAGATATTATAGGAACATTATGCATTAGACATTCTATTCCTGCAGTGCTATTTTCTATTATTGCTACCTTAGTATTTGGTAATATGTCATGTATACTGTAATAGCCTCTCATTATTTCTACATTGTATTGTTCACATAAGGCAATAAATCTTTTAGGAGGATCATATCTAGGGTGTAATTTTAATAATATATTTTCATCCTTTAATTCTTTTATTATTGCTGTAATCTTTTCTATATGACTACCAAAACTATGACCAGTTACGCTTTCATCATCTGGCATTTGGCCTATAATTAGTATATGGTCTTTTGGAACATTTTTTGGTTTACGCCATTTTAGTAATATAGAATCATCCCATTTATTAGACTTTTTGGCTATTAAATCTATTATTTTATCGGAGTGTTTATATTGTAAAAACCCTGGTAGCTTTGGTTCTTCAAATGCTAATTTAGATGCACTTGCATATCCTATTGTATCAATAGCAAAATAATCAGCTGATGGTGCTGTTGGCTTAAATATTAAATTATTTTCTGTAGATAGTTCCGATAAGTGGCAGTGATTGTATATGTTTAACTCTGGATTATCTGACTCAATATGACCAAGCTCATTCAAAGCCTGTCTAATAACTTTTTCGTATTGTGTAAAATTAGAATGTCTATATTGATGTATTTTATATTCCACTAGTGAATTTTCTCCACTCAATCATATTCTTAATTGTCTGATGTCTCCACTTAATAGTGTCCATTATTTCTTTAAGTGTATCGCATATTTCTTGGGTGTATTGAATTCTAGCTTGATGCTCTTGTATCACTGGATCTGAGTCATAAAATTTATCCATATCACCTTTTAATACAGTGAGTCCGTTTAATGGGTCATAATCCCATCCTTTATCGTCCATTTCTTCTTGACTCAATTTGCCGTTATAATGCGACCATTTGTCCTTAAGTAGCACTTTAAATTCAAGTTCGAGTTTTTTCAATCTGAGACGATTAACGCTAAGTAATTCTAGGTATTTACCGTGGAGCTTTGCTGAGTCCCTAGATGATTCATCAAGTGCAAGATCCTTTATTTCAGAATCTTTTTTCCACATTTCTAATATTTGTTCTAATGTATTCATAATATCCTCATATCATATAGTATATATTATACCATAAGATTATAAAAAAGTACAGGTTTATTTAAATTCGTATGATGTATATTCAAATGTAACAGTTGCACTTAAATATTCAACTCCTGCCTTTGTATCAAATTCTAATGCATCTAAAGCTGTTGGAAATATACCATTAAATCTAACTTCTTTAGATAAATTACTATGACTGTTTAAAATTAATAGAGTTGCATCTTCTTTAAAGTCACCTTTTTTATTTACAAAATCGTGCATCCAATTAAATGTTTCTATATAATTGTCCAAGTCTTCAGTTACATTAAACGCTAATGTTAGCTCACCGAAATCTAATCTGTTACCAGCATCTGTTAGTGTTACACCACGATAAGGTAATTCAACAGAACCTAAACTTAACGATGGTAAACTTGCTGCAGTGCAGAAATATTCAATATTAGGGAATTTCTGTCGGTTAATAGTAAATTGAAACCCGACAGGTGATAAAAAGTTTTTATTTGTAGTTAATGTTGCCATATATCTATTTATAAGCAAAAAGAGAGGGATCTAGGATCCCTCTCGTGAATCTGATTAATTAATCAGTGGCTTACACCATGATGTCATCAATTCTGAAGATTCTGAAGTATGGGTTAGATCTGGCTGTACCAGCACCTGTTGCAGAACCCACGAATGGGTTTTGTTGCATTCCATATCTTGTTTTGAATCCGATTCTTGGCTGGAAGTCGCTCTCGCCAACTGCTTTAACCATTGTTAAAGGTACGTATGGGCAATAGAATAAACCAGCGTCGTATGGGTTATTACCTCTGTAACCAACACATGCGAAATCAACGTTTGCATAAGGATCAATGTAGACCTTTAGCTTACCGTTAAGAACACCTGCGAAAGTGTTACCTGTATCGTCAACGTTTAAGTCTGTTGACAATGCTGGAGTATAATCCATTTGACCAGCTGCTGCTAGTGCTGAAGCTACGTCTGAAGAAACGATAACATAGTTACCTTTTCCACGTCTTGTTTCTTTAGCAATAACGTTAGCTTCTCTTTCGAGTTGCATGATAAGACCTTTGAATCTTTCAACCATCCATCTACCATCTGAGTCAGTGTTGACATCGAAGATACCAGATACAGCTGTTGAAGATTGTAAAGCACCGATTTTAGCTTTTTCGAGAATAGTTCTAACTACTTCTCTGTTGATTTCCGCTAGGATCTCAGCAGATAGGATGTTAGCTAATTCGCCTTCAGCATCTAAACCGTGGATTGCTTTTAAGTCTTGTGCTAATTCCATTGTGTACTCAGCTTTTAAAGCTCTTGACTTAGCTTCGACAGTTGATTTCTCGATTGAGAAAGCCATCTCACCGAATGAACCGCCGCCTGATGCGCCTAGTCCTTCAGCAGCTGCTGTAGTCATACCTGTACCGAATGTAGATACTGTGTCAGTATTATCAGTAATAGTACCGTCTGTATCTGCGTCTGTAACTCCGCCTAGACCTGTTGGGCCACCTGCGTCGTTCTGATGAGTTCCTGCTCCTGAGAAATCAGTATCAGCTTCATCAAATAGAGCTTCAGCACCAGCTTGAGTACCATATCTTGCTTTCATTGCAAAGATTAAACCTGTTGGGCCAGTCATTGGCTGAACACCACAGATATCGTATGCAATTAAGTTTGGCATTGCTCTTCGAACAAGAGAGATTAATACTGGATCAAAGTTATCGATACTGCTACCAGTTGCGTTTGCAGCAACCTCAGATATCATATTACCTTGAGAGTATTGTGCTTCTTGTCTTAGGGCAACTTCTTGGTTTTCTAACAATCTAGCTGTTACAGCTTTCTTGTATCGATCCTTAATTTCAGGTGCACTATCGTGCTCTAAAACAGGACCCCATTTTTCCATTAAATTTGCGTCTGCATTAAACATTTTAGTTTTCCCCTATATGTTTTACTTATTAAATTTTGTTATAGCTTGTGTGTATCTAGCCATAGAATCTGATAAATCAACTTCTTGATTATCTTCTCCTAAGAGACTGTCTACTTCGTCAACTGATTCGTTAACTTCTTTCTTGAAGTAAGATTCTTTAACAGTTACTACTTTCATTTCGAAATTTTCTTTGTTATCAAATTCTATATCTTCAACTAAAGATGCTAATTTTTCAGCTTCAGTTTCAGCAAGCCCTGAAGATGCTTCTCTTACTACTTCAGCTCTCTCGTAAGATTGAACTTTATTAAATAGATTGATTGAATCTTCTGTGGATTTATTGAGTTGTTCTTCTAGTTCAGAAACCTGTGAATGTAAATCTTCCACTAAGTCATCTTTTCCTTCTGGAACTTCAATATAATGTTCCTTGAATACTGTTTGTAATGAAGACATGAATTCTTCAGCAATTTCAGTTCTTAAACCTTCAGTTACTGCTAGTTCATTTTCTTTCATCCAGTTTTCAACTACATAGTTTAGGTATGAATCTACCTTCTCGACTAAGCCGTTCTGAATTTCAGTTACTTCTTCTTCGAGGTTTTGCGCGTATTCGCTTTCCAATCTTTCAACTTCTGATGTTAACTTAGATGTTAATACAGCTTCGAAGATAGCTCCTGCCTTTCCTCTGAATTCATCAGAAAGAGTTGCTTCTTCTGAAACTAATGCATCTAAATCTTCTTCGAAATCTACGGATTCAATTTTAGCCTTAGCATCGCTAGGCTTAGCTTTGATACTTTTATCGCCTTCAGGCTTAACCTTATCAATTGCTTTCTTAACTGAACCGTCGTCTTCCGCTTCGTCCATTTTAGTCATTTTAGCAAATAGTTTTTGTGCGTCTTCTTTTCTAGCCTTTTTGAGCATTTCAACAGCAGCTTGGATTACACCGGCTTTAGTTTTTGGAACAGCAATTTCTTTGACTTTGGATTCATGTTCTTCTTCCTCGTCTTCGTGCTCTTCTTCTTCTTCGCCTTTTTTGTGACCCATTTCAGTAACTTCTTCAGTTTCTGCTTCTGCTTCCTCGTCTAAATTCTCATTTTCAACAAGCTCTTCAGAAACTTCTTCTGTTTGAAGTTGCTCCTCTTCAACGCCTTCGACTATTTCGTTTTCTACTTTATTTTCGTCGATTGACATAACATTCTCCTATTTAGAGTTTTTGAGTTTAGAGAGGAAATTTTTAAAAGCTCTTATTTCGACGGCCGGTCTTACCGACGGTCTAGCTTCTTTTATTTCAGTCTCAATTCTTTCAATTTCTTGTGGAACTAATACGCCATTCTCCCATATCCAATCAACGCCTTCCATTATACCATTGACAAAAGCCTCAGGAGCACTAGGATCCTGTACTATATCAACAGTTGCTAATAAAAAGTCGTCATTCACGAATGTCGTACCTTGTTTCTGCACAAGACTACCCATACCACGACTTGATACTCCAAGCTTTACACCACCATCGAGCAAACCTTCAACGATTTGTCCCATAGGGGTTTTTAAGATTGAAGCTTTTCCAATAACATCACTTCCCTCAAATCTGAGATCTGTGATCTTATGTGAAACTTTATCAAGATTGATAGTCGGTCCATCAGGGTGATTTAATTCACCAACCGCTCTACCAGTCTTTACTTGTTCTGTAACGTATTTATCTACAGCCTTTTCTAAGATTTTCTTTTCATAAATTCGGCCGTTACGGTTTTTCTTATCTGCTTGCATGAATACGCCTTCAATTGCAAGAGATTTCTTACCGTTTACTTTTTCTTCGATAACTTCTAAGTGGCTATCGTTATATTCTGCTATTAACTTCATGTTAATCCTCTAGATTAATCTTCTGTTTCCTCTGGCTTTTTACCAATCTTAGATGCTATATCTATTTTCTTGGCGTCTAAACCTTGTGTAACCTTATCAGCCATTACTTTATCAAAGTTTTTATTAGCTGAAACATTATCACCTTTTTTCAAATCATTAATTAAATTTTCAATACTCATATTTATTTCCTATACCTTTATTTATAATAATGTTGTTCTTAACCAAACCTTGGATCATCTGGATCTGGCATTATATTATCACCTGATTGAGTTTCCTTATCAATTTGCTTCTGCATTTGATCTATATCCTCATCAGATAATCTAAGAACATTTTTTCTTACCCATTCATTAGAAATATATGTACCAACAAATTCATCTAATGAACTAAGCATATCAAATCGCTCTTTCCAAATTTCTGCTTCTTTTAATTCAGCAAAATAATTATCCTCGATATAATCGAAAGCGATATCTTCTTTCCAATCACTCCAATCTTCCTTAGTAATAATGCCCTTAAGTATTAATTGTGTTTTAAGTAATTGCATGAATAGATCTGAGAATCTCTTCCTTAATCTATCAATAAATTTCTTAAACTTAACTTCATCTCTTGTTATTTCAGAAGCTCTTCCTAAAGAAAATTGTGATTCTTGTTCTAATCTATTAATTGGAACATTTAAACTTCTATATAATTTCTTTTGGAAATAGATTATATCATCTATTTGTCCTAAATTGTCTCCACCTGGCAGTGTTGATATTTCTGTACCTCTTCCACCTTCTCTTCTTGGTAAGAAAAAGTCTTCCAACATTGACATATGTTTTTTATCATCTTTTATGTCA